GATCCCACCACCTACGCCTGATCCCTGTCAGGCACAGCAAAGAGCCCCCGTTCGGGGGCTTTTGTTTCGTCACTTTTTAGGCCGAGCTTTCTCGAACCGTTCAAAGGTGTTTTTAGTGTTGACGGTTGACTGGTAGGACCGTGTGCGCACCTGCTTGACGAACATGGGATTCATCATCAGCTCTTCTGAGATTTCAGGATCCGTTTTTCCATCCGCGATGAGGCGATGAACGTCCTTGACCACTTCCTCCCAAGTCCGCTCGGGCACACCAACAGCTGCCTTCGCAGTCGCAGCATTGGACCGGCGCCGTCCCTTGGATGAAGTCACTTGAGGGGTCAGTTCTTCGTCCATAGATGAAATTAACTCTCCATAGATTGCCTCACCCCGGCAACCTTGGGTAAAAGCGGAAAAAGTCTTGGCCCCAGTCATCAATGCCACCGCAGGCGATGCAGCAGCGAATAGCTACTTGACGATCGCAGATGCGGACAGCATTGCCGACTCGATGCTGGGGACACTGGCCTGGACCACCGCCAGCGCTGACGACCGCGCCCGAGCACTGGTGACTGCCACCAACGGCCTCGACACACTGACCTACATCGGCACCAAGACCACCGACACCCAGGCTCTGCTGTGGCCCCGCACCAACGCCAAGTGTGGCGACAAGGCCCCAGCGACTGATGCAATCCCCCGCGAGATCGAGCTTGCCACGTTCGACCTAGCCGAAGCACTACTGGCCGACGCAACGATTCTGCGCAACACCCAAGCAGGAGGCGAGCTGGTGCCCGGCATTCCGAACGCCGACCTCCGCCGCCTGAAGCTCGATGTGATGGAGATCGAGTGGAAGAACACCGGCAGCCGCACCACCCGGCCCGCATCACCACTGACCGCCCTACCGCACCTCCGCACGCTGATCGGCTGCCTACTCGTCGGCCAGCAGAGCAACAACTTGATCAGCGTTGTTCGTTCCTAAGACCCCTAAATAGGGTCGATAGACTGAATGAGATGCTCCGGTAGTTTGAATCGCCGCCAGCGACCGCGCACCGGTTATTTGAGCACACCGCTATCGCGACAGGAGCAACGATATGCGGCTCAGATGTATGAGCAACATCAGGGCTTGGTGCGGATGATGGGCCGTAAGCTCTGCCGCAAGTATCCATTCGTTGCCTCTGAAGACATCTTCAGCAGCATTGATTTCGCGTTCCTGAAGGTATGCCGTGCATGGAAACCGGAGCGCGGCGCCTTCAGCACGCTATTGGGCGTATTTTGCGAGGGCGAAGTCTTACACCACATTCGCGACTCGAACTGGACAATCAAGGCCCCCGGAAACGTGCGTCGCACGGGCCAACTCGCCCGCAAACTGATCAACAACGGCACGTCAACTGAGCAGGTGATGGTGGAGCTAGAGATCGACAGTGAGCAGTTACGTCTCGCACTACTGGCCACCAGCCCCACAGACCACGACATTCTGGGTTTCGACCTCCATATATGCCCCCGTGCCACCCCTATGGAAGTGCTTGAGAGCGAGGATACGGCAAATTAGTTCAAAGCAATCTGCTCTCATTTCTGATGGCTACGGGCGCATTTTTTAATTCCCTCGGATACCGCCTCTACGTTGCTGCTGGCACTACCGCATCATCGACTCCGACTGATGCAACCGGCATGACTGAGCTTATCTCACTCACCAACGCCGGCATCCAGGGTTCATCCGAAACCCAGGAAGTGCAGGACTATGGTTCTGATCTTGGTTTCACGGCAGCAATCGTTACCACCCAATCGTATTCGATCCCCTGCACCCTCAATCTCAATCTCAACGACCCCGGCTACCAAATCCTGAAGAACGCTGCGCTCAACTCCGCCACTGGCTCGTTGGTTACGTGGTATCGCGAATCTCCCGAGATGAGTGCAGTTGGCGATCCCGAAAAGCACGCTGGTCTGGCCTTCGTAACTGATTTCTCCGAGTCTATCGAAGCAGGCTCTGTGGCCACCGTTTCGTTCACTTTGGCCGGTTATGGCGCATATACCTATACCGCTGAAACAGACATCTGATCTAACGGTTAGATTGAGCGAGAGCAGTGCTGGAGCCCCGCTTTTCGGGGCTTTTTCTTTATGACTGTCGAGACCGAGATGACGGACGACGACTGCGTGAAGATCACGGTTACCGAGGAAGGCTTCACGGAGGTCGGTTGGGTGTCTTCGTTTCACTTGGTTGATCAGAAAACTAATCAACTACGCGACTGCATCCGCCAGAAAGCGTTGAAGGCGCTACTTACTTGAATTTCTCCTGGATGAACGGTGCAACTGGCACTCGTTCCCGCGCCAATGTCACCCAGTCACGGGGGGTGCGATAGAAGGGCTTGCCATCCATTCCGATGTAGTCACCTGTAATCACCTGCTCTGCGTAATAGGCATCCCAGCCGACTACAGCCGTGACTGTAGACCCACCGACCTTTGGCTCTGGTTTCTGGAGAGAGTTTGCCAGAAAACCGGTGTCGTCAATCTCTCGGACATCCTGAACACGTCTCCCGTCGCTTTTATACCAAGTGACCGTATTACCAGTGTCCCTTTCGAGATAGCCAGTCCACTTGTAGGTTTCGATGATCTCTGTGCCCTCTTTGGCGTAGAAGTCTTGAAAGTCCGATAGACCCTCCGCCAACAGACCGCCCAGCTCCTCACCGACTTGTCTTCTGGTTTTACTAAACCTTGCCTTGGTGAATTTTGCTCTTGTCATCGCTGTTTCCTCGACACCAGCACGATCTTCTCTCCCAAAGCTTTAGCGAGCACATCACCAATCAGGCCGGTATCGCCGTAGGGAGTGCGTAACTCAAGCACTTCACAATCAACCGCCGGTTCTGACGAGAATGACAAGCTACCCAATGTCCCCACCAGCACGCGGGAATCAAGGGCTTCTACGGCATAGCCCTCAAAAAACACCTCTTCGATGTCAACGCCAGGGAACTGCCGATTGCGTTGCTTTTCTGCCTTGAGGAACAGGGAGACCACAACGCTTTCGTCCACCGGCTTGATGTTGCCAGTTTCGGGGTCAGTAATTGTTGCAGAACCTGCCACGGTGAACGTGGCGGTTGCGTTTGCGAGAGCAGTGAGAGCTGAAGCCATGCCCTAAGTTGCCGGCAATCTTGGTTATAGGGACAGGCAGCTTTACTAATGGCTCAGGGTGGTGGCGGTTTAGATCTTGGCGAAGCCGAGATCAAAGTAGTTATTAGTTACGAAGATGCGCTCAAGGGCTTTACAGCCTTCCAGAAAGAATTTAATAACCGGCTAAAAGGCGTCGGAGATGGGATATTTGACGCTTCAGTTGAGGAGTCCTTTAAGGCGGGAAGGGAGTCTGGGCAAAATTTTGCCAAAGGGTTTCAGCTCAGCACCCAGCAGATAGGTCGCCAGATAAGCAAGTCCCTTAACACAAAGGTTGATAATCCTTTTAGGGACATCAAGAGTGTAGATGCTCTGCTGACTGTCAATCCGACGACAGTTCAGGGCTATCGGCAGCTCAAGGCAGCTGTCGATGACATGAGAGAGACGGTCAGCCTAACGAGCCCTGAGTTTGACCGTCTTACACGCCAAAGCATTCGTCTAGGTCAAATCCTTGAGAATACAGCACAGATTGTCAAGACTCAAAAGGAAATAGAAGCTGAGCATGTTCAGAGGATAAACGATAAGACTGATGCTTTAGCGAAGTCTGAAGCGAAGCAGAAGCAAACCAATGATACGACCAGGAAAGCATCAGACATCGCAAAGAAGGCGTCAAATGATGTATCCAGTCTCGCCAAACGATATGCAGACCTTGCAAAGGTCGCTCAGGCAGCCGGCAGAGCGACAGGGGGCTTAGGCAAAGCCATTGGTGGCGCAGTTAAGAAAGGCGCCGTTGACTTGAGCATTGTCGGCAGTGCCCTGGCTGGTGATAAAGAGTCCAGAATCGTGCTGGATCAGAAGCTTGATATTTTCAGGAGGCTAGGCCGCGAAGCCAGAACACCGATCGGTGCTCTCACCCGCTCTTTAGAGGGGTTGGGTGCCGTCGTTGGCGCTGACTTTCTAAATGATGCTAGTTCTAAGCTTGCGGAGCTTAGCTCATTACTCAACAACAATCTTCTAAATTTTGATCAGGCTGGTAATGGAAATCTTATCGGCGGCGCACTTCCAGACATCTTCTCTGGCGGATATGGCGCAATCGATGGCATAGTACAGGGTCTCAACAGTTTTATTCAGAGCGCTACAAATGCTGCAGGACTGACCGATGCCATTGCTAATGGTCTTGGAAGCATCGGCAGTGCTGGTCCTGAGATCGCCGCCGCGACAGCTTTGTTTGTCGTGATGGAGCAGCAGCTGCAGCTTGTCTCTAGGGCCATTGGTAAGGTTCAGGATGGATTTGCTGCGATCGATGTTGCAAGGAATCCTTCACTCGCTCAATTAAATGAGCAGATTCGCGTAGCAAGAGAAGGGCTTCGCGGCACAGGGGGCCTCGTAAACGCAAAACCAGGCAGCACGGAAGAGAAGGAAGCCATTGCAACCATTGTCTCGCTCGAAGAGCAACGCACCGCCTTACTAAAAGCACAAGAGCGTCTGTCTAAGCAGATCGCTATGAACGAGCGCGAGCGGGCTGAATATATTAAAACAGCAGATAACCTCAGTCGAGTTGCCAGTAACAAGAGTGGTCCTCTTCTGGCGCTTCCCAGCACTGAGCAACTTACGCGCCAGGTAAAACGGGACGGAAGGGTTTTCCCCCAAACTATTAAGGGGAGCATCGATTTTACCAACCCAATGACGGTGGGCAATCGATATACCCCTGAGGGTTTACGTTATTTTGGTGGCACGGCGTTCGATTCCCTCGACAACCAGCTGACGAATGCCTCGAGAGGATACTCTAAATTTCTGGCCGCCTTCTTGCAGGCGGAGGATGGTTTCTTCGACGAGAGGATTAGTTTTTTCAAGAAAGAAGAAGATCGATTCCAGCGCGACGAATCCAAGAAGAAGGCCAGGCGACGCAGCTACATCAAGGCACTTAACGCTAACAATGATATTGATTACGAAAACTTCCTCAGAGCGACGGGAGGATTTGGTTCCGAGAGACTTGATTCCATAGCGCTGAACTTTGATCTGCTACAGGAAGCAGAGGAGGAGCGCAGGAGAGAAGATCAGGCCCTTGCTAGGGAACGGAAAGCGCAAGAGCGTTCACGCAGACGTAGGAGAAGCCGAGCGCGGATTGACCGCATTAAGAAGGCACGCCTTGATGCAGCAAATAAACGAAGTGGAGCGATCCAAGGCGCCCTGATTGGTGGCGGTTTCCCTCTGTTATTCGGCCAATCCACCGGCTCAGCAGTTGGCGGTGGTCTCGGCGGCTTTATCGGAGGCCTAACAGCCGGTCAGGGGGGAAGTTTTGCGGGAAGTATTGTCGGTACGGCATTGTTTACTGCATTCGATGCAGCAGCCGATGCGGCCGTAGCGCTAAGCAAGGCGTTGAGGGATCCGATCCGTAATCTTCAGACCCTTGCTGATCTCCGCATTATTGACGAGAAAGATACAAGGGATATTCAAGCTTTACAGGGTGCAGGTCTGACTTTTGCCGCCTCAGCAGTTGCGCAGAGCGCGATCACCTCAGCCGGCCTGTCCACCGACGAAACAGCACTCAATTTGGACCAATACCAAAGAGACA